TCGGTGGTCTTGTCCAGGGTTCGTGACTCGGCGAAATGGTTGGTCCTACAGCGCAAGGTGCGGCAGGGGCTCCTGGACCGTTCAGGTGAATCGTGGATGCTGTCTGTAGCATTGCCCCGCCAGCGAGAATATTGAACGCTCCGCCAGATGTCAAATTGACGCCACCGTCACCTGAAAGCGATACATCTCCACAAGCAGACATCCGCGCATATCCCTTGGCGCCGATATTCACATTGCCGCCAGCAGCGATGTTCACACTACCAAGTGCTTGAATGTTAAAGTCTTTTCCTGTCGACATGCTAATCGAATCGGCACCATAAACGTTGACATGTCCATCTTGATCCAATTCAACCCAAGTCTTACCGTGTGCTGTTGAAATGTAAATACGCTCGTTGGCATCATCAAAAATTACCTGATGACCCTCTGCTGTTTTGATTCGAACTCTGGCAAATCTTGGATCGTCTTGCATGATGATCGCATGGCGACCTGGGGTGGTAATCGAGTAGGTCTGCGGATCAAGATCCCCAGCACCTTCATCTGCCACTTTAATCACGCGTGACGAATATCCTTCATTTGTATCCTTCTGATCTGCTGCTTGAGCGACTTGACGTTCGTACGCACCTCGGGTACGTGAGATTGAACTTGCTAAGTCACCCTGGAATTGTGCCTTCAGATTAGATGTCTGCGGTTCAATCAATTCAAAAGTGTCTGATGTTGGGGCGCCAACAGAATTTCTACCAGCAGGTAGCGATCGGTTACCATGATCACCGAATATCGATCCCATGTAAACACGTTGATTGTAGTCGCCATAGAGGAACGAGATCAGAACTTTGGCGCCGATCTTTGGGATTGCCCAAACTCCATATGAAACAGGTCCAAGTGATTTACCAGATGTTCCACCAGCAGGATAGTCATGTGCTTGTCCAGCAAGTGGACTAACGTACACTGCCCATGGCAGTGTAGTGATGTCAACGTTCTCACCATCGATAGACGGGCACCATACCTTCATTCGCCCCATCTCTTGAGGATCAGAAGTATCGACTACAACGCCTTCGATTAGATAGAGCGAATTCATTCAGTTATGCCTTTGATATTTTGTTGCCAGATCCGAAAATATTATGTGAGTACAGTTCAATCTCCTGTGTGAACATCCCACTTGAAATAGTATTCGAAAGTTTAAAGATCGTGTAGAAGTTATCAGACAAAACACTTGACGCGTACGGCGACCCATCATCAACTGGTTCATTAGTTCTGAAATCCACATTCGGACCTTTGATATTTACACGAGCGAAGACCGGTGATACAGCATACGACTTGTCGCTCAACCCAGTGTTCTGCATCACAAACGTTCCGCCGTTATTTGAGAACTGACCAGGATTCGCCTTAAGAATATCTTCTTCGAGTTTGGCACGATAAGCGCTCTTGGATGCCGAGGTACCATCGCTCTGCTTTGACCCTGCTACTTCTGGAACGTGTTCAAGAATTCTACCCATATTGAACTTATGCATAATCAATGGGTTGCCTTTGATTGTCATCACAACTGTGATAGGCGATCCGGCATAGAACGTTGAGAGGTTCTTCGAATACTGCTGCGACTTGGCAATGATCTCTTTTGATTTTTCGCTTTGAGCAATTGTGTATTTGCTGAAATTCATCAATGCCGATTCTGAGTCGAGCGGCATCACCAGCGGATCAAATGGGCGAGCGTAAATCAAACTGTCAGCATCTTCGCCATTTGCTGTATTTGTGGCGTTTGTATTACCATTGCTATCGGAAACACCGCGCATAGCATTATCGCCAGCACGAAGGTTAGATGCCAGCAGAAACTGAAAATCTTGAATCTTCATTTCAAAATTCAGAATGTCTTTGTTTTTGCCGGTGAAGATGTAATCGTATTCGACAAAGTCGAGAGGGATACGACGACCATCAGGCATGGTCTTGTAAAATGCCGAGTCATCAGTCGATACAGAGTTCGCATCTTTTTTGTCACGCGTAAAAATATCTGGAACTCTGAACTCTACGACGTCCACGTGAACGGTCATTACTGTGTCATCACTGGTGATGCCGACAAGGTATTTGTAGAACGTCACTCCACCTGCCTTGCCAGGTTTTTGTGAGGCAAAGTTTCCAAGTTCGGCAACTTCTGGCACTTGACTAAAAATTGTCGTAAGCACCTTTGTCAACTCTGTGCCACGTGCTACACCAACAGCAACGTTCTTAATTTCGCCGCCTTTTGGTGCTGGCGGTGTTGTTCCAGGTGTTGTTCGTTGAAAGAGTGTTTCTAAACGCTCATTTGGGTTTGCCCCAATGACTTTGAAAGTATTCCAACGTTCAGGAATCGTGATCATATATTGAACTTTGCGACCAAGTGCTGCCGCAGTAGTGCCGCGTGATTTGGCAGCGTCTTGAACAGTTTTCTGGACGCTGTCAAAATACTGTGTTGATTTTCTATTCAACTCTGATTCGAAACTGTTGACAAGACCACCAAGCAAATTATCTGCACCAGATGTGTACGTTGTTGCCGAGGACACTGTAAGAAAGCGCCCGTAGCGATTCACATCAAAGTTCATGTTCGGCATGAACTCCAGTGTGTAGGCGCCCTTAGCAAAATCAAGATTTATTTCCATTCGAGTCAAATGCATAGGAATGGTTTCAGTTTGAACCGTGCTCGAAGTACCATCGGCATTATGTCCAACAAAAATAGTTCGCAGCATAAAAACGAGACCATCGTAGTTGGTCTTCATCTGCTCATCCATCAACCATTGCATAAAGTTGGCAAATGATATTCCAACACTGTCAAGAACGACCATTGACAAATCCGCTGCAAGATTCGAGGTCGATGCCCCTTTTTGAAGTCCATTGATGTACACATCGTACTTCAGACTTTCAACGGAGAATTGCCCAAATCTGCGAGTATCGAGAATCAAGAAGATGTCTTCTGAACTATTACCAAACTCAACAGGCGACCCAAGGTATTTCGCATTCTCAATTGCTTGAAGTGAGGCAACTGCCTGAGTATCATCGGCAAACTCTTTTGCCGCCACGGTGGTTCTACATGCGAGAAGAACATAATGGACTGAGTACGATTGAAAATCGTCGAGTGGGTTCTGAATATACATTTAGACGATCGGGAGGATAGAGATTGGAACTTCACGTTGCGATGGAACACCGCCTAGTTTGCCGGTTAGAAGAGATTTGATACGGTCACTTGACGGGATGCGAATGATGACACCCTCTCGGATCTCTTCAACTGGATCCAAAATGTTGTTGTACTGCGCGACGACCCACCAGTATCTTGGTTCGCCAAGATATACCGCTGTGATTAGATCTAGACGACCTTCAAAGCGTTTTTCAACGACGTACGTAGTATCATCCCCGGCAAGAGGGATAACAGAGCGCTCCCACCATTCGATTGCTCGTGAGTTGACTTCAGAAATACCTCCACTAACGTAGCGCGATGTTCTCACAAGTGTGCTGTTCTTTTCTGCCATTACCAATATCCTTCCGCGCCACCACCGGCAAAGTCGCCACCACCACCTGATGCGGTCTTCAATTCAGAGATTGCTGGTTTTACAAATTCTGGATTCACAAAACCACGCCCAGCGCCTGCCCCAGTGGCTGGTAATGGGATTGAAGGGTTAATAAATCCTCGTCCTCCGCCAGCAACAGATTGCGCCTCTTGAATTGCGGCAACCCCATATCTAGCGAGTCTATTTGATTCGACATCGTTGAAAGACGTATCGTTGGCATTTACTGACGCTTTGATCTTTCGACCATAGGCATTCGCCATATCGCCGTTACGATAGTCCTTAAGACTAAACTGATTAAATTCAGTTGTGCTGAAACTTTCAACAACCTGAATAGCAACCGACATGACTGCTGGGAACGGAATATTCGCTGGTCTGATTGGCTGACCAGTCTCGGTATCGAATTCATAAGCAGGCAGATAGTCAACGTCGCGCGGCCAATTCCAGGCGAGCGACGTTATGACAACTGGACGTTCACCAAGAATACCCTCTCGTAAACCAACAAATCGAAGAACTGGCGGTGGCGCGCCGAGTTTGCCTTCGTAGTCAGCGGCAGTATTTTCGCCAAAGTAAGGCATGGTCCATCCACGAAGAGTGTTGATGTTACGAAGATTGACAGACGCTTCATCAGTTGTTCGTGCTACAAAGATCGCATTGATCGACCATTGAACGCTGTCAGTGCCTTTGTATTTTTGAAAGGCACCTGGGAATTGCGCAGGCGCAACTGCTTCATACGAGACATTTCTGTTCTCGACAAGCTCTGGCATTACCAAAAATTCTACAGAGGTTCCCTCATCATCGTAAAGGGTGATGATGTGCGATCTATCATCTTCATACGTTGATTGGGCGGCATTATACGATGTTGCCGAATATTGAGCATTTGCCTGCGCAATCATCTGCTCTTGTTGTGTCGATGGGAGTAAACCAGTTTGTCCAAACGCCGTACCAACCAGAGTGCCAGCGGCATCAACCATTCCAGAAGGCGAAGCGAGTTGAGCAAATGTCGGAGTAACTGCTCCTGCCTTTTGAAAGGGGATCGTTTGCCCGAATCGATTGACAACACTTGTCATTCCCTCTGATGCCTTCGTAGTCATGCTCGATACGAATGTTCCTACTGACGGTAGATTACTGAACGCATTTGATAAGAATGACATTACTCTTTATCCTTCACGGTGTCGAGTGAGGTAGCGACCTTTGCGAAAACCATATCGGCGAGCTTCTGATCAAGACCGGCGATTTTGGCAAATGCCTTCTTGAAACCCTTTTCCACCGCAAGTCGTGCCATTGATCCAGAAATCAGGTGGATTGGAATGTCTTCGCCATTTTCCGCCATCTGTAAAACTTCTTCAGATGGTGTGCCGTCGTCTTCTGGGTCTTCTCGCTCTTCAAGTCCAGGAACTAACGTGTGCTGAATCTTCGAACCGTCCTTTGAGGTGAAGTACTTGTCAAGCATAACCAAGTATTCATTACCACGATCTGAACCAGCGGCAATCGCTACAGGTTCAAACCCGATCTTTCTTACCTCTTCGAATGCCTGAAATGCCCCGGTCGCGACAATAAACTTTACGCCGTTTGCCTTGCCAGATGCCGTCATAAACTTAATTCTGTCTTCAGCAGTCAAAGGGTTCTTGCTTAGATCCTTTGAGGACTTCTTTCCAGCAATGACCACCACGATAGGTGTCAATCCTTTGTGCGTTCGAATAAACTTCTTCATCAGGTTGATGACTTTGTAGTGTGCCTGAGTCGGTGGGTTCATTCGACCGACCATCACGACAGCTTTCTTTTGCTGCTCGCCGACGGTTTCTTCGATCAAAAAATCTTCTAACATACGAATTCCCTCTATAGTGTTCTATTTATTGATTGCCGCGGAACCTGTTTTTCGAGTGTCCGTGATTGATCCTTTGATATAATAGCAATTGTCGCCTACACAGCAACCGTAAGAAGGGCTCCAAATGGCGACAAAACTACCGAAATACAAAAAAGAAAAGTCGACCTCGACACGTGGTCACTATGTGACCAATGCCGAATTGCTTCCTCTGATCGCTCAGGACAAAGCAAACGGCAACAAGTTATCGCCGCAACTAGCAAAATATCTCCATATGATCGCTGAGAGGTATTCCTACAGCCCATCATTTGCTGGATACTCGTTTCGTGAAGATATGGTTTCAATCGCCGTAGTTAACCTCTGCGCAAATTGGTACAAGTTCAACCCAGAAAAATCAGACAACCCGTTTGCGTTCTACACGACCGCAGCGTATCGAAGTTTCCTTCAATACTTGGCGGATGAGAAGAAGCATCGTGAAATCAAAGACAGTCTTCTTGTCGACGCTGGATCATCGCCATCATTCTCGTTTCAAGAGAAAACTCGTGTTGGCACAAACCACGACGACAACGCCTTTATCTCCTCGGGTAGCGGAGATTAAAGCATGGGTAAGATCAGCACCGCTGAACTTCTGAAGAACAAACCAATCACTAAGATAGTATTATGGACGGACATCCATTTTGGTGCGCGGAACAATTCAGATCTTCACAATCTAGATAACCTCGATTATGTCGACTGGTTGATCGAGCGAATCAAAGAAGAGAAACCAAGTCACATTGCTTTTCTCGGCGACTTCTATGAGAATAGAAATGCGATCAACGTTCGCACAATGGATCACGCAACTGAGGCGTGCCGTCGTCTGAATGCGCTCGGCATTCCAATCTTCTTCATTGTCGGGAATCACGATCTCTATCACCGTTCGAATCGCAAGATTTTTTCGACACGATCGTTCACTGACCTTGAGAACTTCGTCCTCGTTAGCGAGCCAATGGAAGTTAACAAGGACTGGTACATTGCGCCGTTCCTATTCAGAGATGAATACCCAACGCTGGCATCTGACATCAACAGTCACAAGTATGTTCTTGGACACTTTGAATTCAGAAACTTCGTGGTGACTGGAGCAACGAAGACAATGGATCACGGACCTGACGCAGATATGTTTACTGGTCCACGATACATTTTCTCTGGGCACTTCCACAAACGTCAGCACAACAAGAACATCATCTACATTGGGAACACCTTCCCAACTAACTACGGTGATGCTGGCGACAAAGAGCGTGGATGTGCTGTGTTCGACGTCGCGAATGATGAGATATATTTTCAC